CTCAGTCTAACGTAACGGCTACTTTAGGTAAAGATTCCACCCAGACTTACACGGTCGGAACTGGCGGCTCTGCTACCATTGAAATGGAAGTCGGCGGGGTGCCTACGACAATCACCCTTGGCCCCGGCGACTCCTCAGAGACAACAATCTCAGAAGGCGCTACGGCTGTGCTTGAGTCTGAGGCCATTCACGACCCAGCGAACCCTAAAGTGGAGTCAATGGACTATGACGTGGGAGAGGATGGTTCAACGGACAACACATGGGGAGGTGACACTTGGGATGTATGGTTATTTCAACCTTACTTATTTAATACCTTTCCCGATCTTCGTACTGATTACGACCCAATCTGCGTGGTCATGCCGCGCGGCGAATACACCCCCGGTTGTCCCGGCAGATTGCCGTCCTTCATCCAAGACAACGGCGATTACCCAGCAGGTACTAACTGCCGTTACATCCTAGTAGGTTCGGCTTATAAAGGAGAAGATGGTTGGAAAATTACGCAGAATTGCATTGGAACGCTGACGTTTGCGACTGAGGAAACCAAGCAAAGCGAACCTCCAGAAGATTCACCCGTGGCACCGCTTGAGGTGGTCAACCATTATCAAACGGCTGTATTCGGTTATGAAGGGTTCTGGAAATTGCGCGTAGGCCGTGGCGGTAACATCTGGCGCCCTGTTAATGGTAACTGCGATAAGCAACTGCGGACTGATGTGATCACCCCGTCGTCCGTGGTTGGACTTAATGTAGGAACAAACGCCGATAGCGCGTGGGCATCTGACGATGGCTACGTCGATATATACGAGGAGTCTGATTACTACGTCTATGCTTATAAGGTGGAGGACGAGGAGGACGCTCAATTCTATATCTACGTTACCACGGACGGCACCTTAGACTCAGCCTGCCCGGTAGTCCTGCCCGAAGAAATCCCAACGCCAATCGTCACGCATACGGTACAGGTAGTCCGTGTAGCCGTGGCTTACTTTGACGAAGGCCGCTGGCACGTCAGCCAGAAGGTACTCGGCTCTATCGCTTGGCCGCAGACAACAGGCGCCGCTCCGTACGTTCCACCCCCAGAGCAGTTTCAAGTTAAGGTTACCGCAGGAGTAGAAGAGGGGGAATGGCAGTTGCAGGTGGCTAAGGGCCGAGTGATCACTGGCGGTGGCCGTAGCGCCGTTGCCGAATGGGACGTGCAGGCATTTGCTGTCTACCCGACAGGTGCAAACGTAGTCGGAACCGACACGGCTTCCCCTTATGTCAACCTAGGCGGTCACGTTAAAATCACGAATGCGGATTCCGGCGGTTCTAACATCTGGGGGGTTTATATCGTAAGTAATCCTGAGTCTAACAACTTCCCACTGCTGGCGGTCATGGCTTACCCTTCAGACGCGTATACTTTATCCACACCATGGGCTAGTCGGGTTTCATGGATAGACGTATGCCCATATACAATGTCTATAATCATCGTGCCTGACCCACCATACGAAGTTAATCTAAAAAATTACGATACCGTAGAGGCTAAGCATCAGGTTAACTATAACTGCCAGCGCCTAAAGGTAGCCGAACTGTACTGGGATGGTACGTTCTCACAGTGGACTGTACGCCAGTGGCTTATTGGCTCGCTAACAAACCCAGACATTAACTACCATAACGGTAACCGTGAGTATGAAGTATTACCGGGAGATCCTCCACCAGCGTGGGCAACGGAAATTGACTACGCAACGGAACAGGCTGCATGGAATGGCCCTTGGACTGGATATACTAAATGGGATGGCAGTGGTTCCAACCCTTCGGTTAATCTCTTAGCCTTTTAATTGAACCTGTTTTAAAAGGGTTTTAGGGTAGGTTGACATACGGCTAAATCCAAAGCCCTATGGCTACGCCTACCTTCAGTTTTACCAAGGGGTCAACCCTTACCATTTCTGGAGTCTATACCCAGTCATCTGGGGAGGCACCACCCAACCTAGACGGCATCGACATTTACTGCGCCGTACGGGATCAGCGCGGTTATGAGTACACCCTAGAGGTTACCAAAGATAGTTCGACCGAGTTCTCCATGTTCTATGCCAATACGCAGGACTGGAATTGGGGTACGGGGTTTATGGACATCCTGTTCGTATCCAATGGGGTAGCCATCTATTCCGAAACCATTAACATCGGTATCCTCAATAACGTCACGCGCAACTTGTACACCTAATGGCAATTACACTTACGATTTGCGAATCGGCGAACATCGCCGTAAATCCTGTCGTTCCTGCCACGGTTACGATTAACCCCGCCTTGCCGTCTATCTCGGCTACGGTGACGGTAGGAAGCACGACTACTGGCGCGCCCGGTACAGACGCCCTAGTGGTCAATGCTGGAACCATTTACGCCGCCATCCTAGATTTTACCATTCCCCGTGGAGATCAAGGAATCCAAGGGATTCAAGGAATCCAAGGAATCCAAGGCATCCAAGGCCCAGCGGGGTCGGCTGGAACAGCCGCCACGGTTTCGATTGGCACGACGACGACCCTTGCTCCCGGTTCATCGGCTACCGTAACAAACTCTGGCACGTCTCTTGCGGCTGTCTTTAACTTCGGCATCCCGTCTGGCCAGACTGGGGCGACGGGCGCGACTGGGGCGACTGGCGCTGGAGTTGCAGTTGGAGGAACTACAGGACAACTGCTCACCAAGGTAAGCGGGACGAACTACGACACGAACTGGACTACTGTCATTCCCGGTGATCGTTATCTTACGACCTCGACCACGAGCCTGACCATCAACAACGCCAACAAGACGCTGACGATTGGCACAGGCTTGTCGTACACGCCTACCCAGAACATCACCATTTCCTACAACGCCGCAAACCATATGCATGGTGAGGTGCTGACGTACAACTCGGGCACCGGAGTGTTAACTGTCGATATCAAGAATCACACCGGGTCGGGGACTTACACGGCTTGGGTTGTTAATGTAGGCGGTGTAACCCCTGCGACCTCGGTGGCTTGGGGTGCAATCACGGGAACGCTCTCCACACAGACCGACCTACAGACGGCGCTCGACCTCAAGGCCGCGCTTGAGTCCCCGACTTTCACGACCCGCATTTATACGCCAGCAATCCGTAACATCCTTAACACGGATTTAGTGGTTGATGCTTACAATGACACGGGCGCGGGTACGCACTACCTCCACAAGTTTACACCAAATGATGGCAAGTTTGTCCTAGCCACAAATGGCGGCGGGTTAACTTTCCCAGACTCTACAACCCAAGTAACCGCTGGCATAGCCGATGCCCCATCCGACGGCACCCCTTACGTCCGTTTAGACGGCGCTTGGGAACAACTTATCATTACTTAAATGTCAATTAACCTATACTCAACGGGATCGGTAGACACGCTTTTAGCCGCCAAACTTTCGGACGCACCGATTGACGGCTCAACCTACGGACGCAATAACGGCGCGTGGGCTGTTGTCAGCGGTGGCGGTGGACTTACGATTAGCACTCTCTCTAATGCGGCAACCTCAACGCTCAACGCCGCCGTCCCGACTGCTGGGCAGGCTTTGACCTATGACGGCACCGACCTCATCTGGGCAACCGTTAGCGGGTCAGCCGCATGGGGTGCAATCACCGGGACTCTTTCGACACAAACGGATTTGCAGGGCGAACTAGACCTCAAGGCGCCGCTGGCTGGGCCGTCCTTTACTAGCGGCATTACCGTTGACGCTACTGGGATCACCTTCAGCGACTCTACTGTGCAGACCACGGCAATCGCAACTGGCCCTGCTGGGGCTAACGGATTAAACGGAACGATGAACTACTTGGACATCGTAACGATGACCTCATCGGCAAACCCTAATTATTACGAAAGCGGAGGTTCTTGGAGTATGTATTACGGCTTTATGAACACGAGCGCGGGCTGGTTTTACGGTAAACTAAACGCCTCTGGTGTGGATTTCAAATTATACATTAACGGAGTTTACGACAATACTGTAAACGCCGCATACAACTACTACTATTTAAGTGGCACCCTAGTCGGCGCTCCTGTTTCTGGCGATGTGATTACAGTATTTATCTCTGACGGAACGGGTGAAGCAACCTTCCCAATTTTAACCTATACTTACTAATGAACACACCTCTGTCGAAGCGCTACGATAAGGACGGATTTGCGGCCTTACTGCCCGAAGGAAACAAGAACGTCCCCGGCGTATTGCCCGTTAAGGCAGACCAAACCTACAACGCCACGGGTTTGACGGTGGTCTTTGCCGAAACTGAAGCCGCCCTTCTAGCCCTCATCGCCGCCAAGGGTTATACCGTTGTCCCCCTTTCCTAATATGTCCTACGCTATCCTATTCATTACCGGACTCCTCATCGGCTTCGTTGCTGGGTTGCTCGTCTACCGCAAGCACCTTGAAAAACTCAAGGCCGCAGAAGGTAAGGGCAAGACCATCCTCGACGCGCTCAAGGGTAAGTAATCGTAAAAACGGTATAGACCAAATTACGATGCGTCTGATTTTGGTCTTATGCCTTTTGCTCGTCGGTTGCGCCACTACCGGGACGGAGGGGACTGGCACAGCCACGCCCCCCGTCGATGAACTTGCCAAGGTCGGCGAGCAAATCGACAAGGCTGATGCCCGCATCGCCGCTGGCGTTCAAGTGGCGCGCAACGCCAATGCCCTAGGCAAGCCCGCCACCGTTGAAAACGAATTGGCTGTGGTAGCCTCTTACCTCCCTGCCCCCGATCCCCACAACCTTGCCTACATCTCCAATCGGGTCACCCGCAACGACCCCGCCGAGTACAAGCGCGCCATGGAAGCAGGTGCCAAACTCCTTTCCGCCATTGACGCCAACTGGGCGAAAGCCGAAGCGGACGCCTCCAAAAATAAAGCCGCTTTGGACGCCTCCAATGCCAAAGTGGTCGAATTAACCGCCGAAGTGGAGCGCGTTAAGACCGAGGGCATCCGTAATGCCTTCACCGTGGCGGCTGGAGCCTGTTTCCTCGCCGCCTTGGGTCTTGCCATCCTTGGGCAGTACTTACGCGCTCTGGGGGCATTTGTGGTGGGTTCTTCCATCGCAGGTCTACCCTACCTGTTTGCCTCCCCCTACTTTGCACCTACGGTCATCGGAATCCTTATCTTTTCAGCAATCGCCGCGCTTGCCGTCTGGACGTTCAACCGAAAGACCCCCCCCACCCCCCTCGATGCCTCTCAAAAAGAAACTACGGATCATCGAGACACCCCTTGAGGGCGGAAAGTTAGGCGACACCAAGGAAGTAAATGAGACTTCTTACGTCATCTACATCCACCCCGAACATTGTTCACCCCGTAGCCGTATGAACACCGTCGTCCATGAAGCCTTGCACGTCGCCGACTTCGATGGCCTTTCCGAGAGCAAGGTTCGCCAACTGACCGCCTACGTCGTCGAGTGCCTCTGGCGCGAAGGCTACCGCCGAACAAAAAAATGAGTCCTCCCCCACCTATCGACAACGAATCGACCCAGTCCATCATTAAGGACGGTCTGATTGCTTCTATCCTTGGAGGGCTTGCGATGACTTCGCGCCTGCTTTTGAGCGTCGAACCCGTCTCACCGGGCTGGGTAATCCGCCGTGTTTCCGCCGCCGCTATCACCGCCGCGCTCGTAGGCTACGGCATCCAAGACCATATAGCATCCCCCGGACTCCGCATGGCGGTAATCGGTGGTGTGGGTTATTCCGCGCCGGAGTGCCTAGATTTCCTTCTCGCTTACGTCAAGAAGCGCGGTGAATCCGAACTCTCCAAGGTGAAGGGAGGTTCCAATGACAAAGCAAAACCCAAGCGTAAGAAGCGTTGATACCAACCTTCTTATTGCGGTGGTAGGCTTGGTGGCTTTTTCTGCCGTAGCCGCCTGCGCCACAGCCTACATCTGTGGGTTCGTCTTGGACAGTTTCCAAGACACCAACGCCATGGTCTTGCTCATCACCGACGCTGGTACTAAATCGGACGACAAGAACCTTGAGAAGAACCTATCCTCCGCCACCCTCGCGCTCAAGGCTTGCCGTGATCTTGGCCTTGCCTTGGCGGTCGGATGCGCGGGGTGCGGCTTGGCGGTAGGCTTGAGACTCTGGAAGCAGAAGGACGTTTAAGCCTTCGTGCCTTGGTAGAACAGGGCGGCGCCCACCTTCACAGGCTTGATGATGCCGTTGGTGATCATCGCCTTCACTAAAGCCTCCGCTTGGTCTTGCTGGAGTCCATGCTCTCCTGTCAGTTCCTCCAGCAACGCCTTGCGGCTGATGCTAGGCTTCGTGGAGAAGTGTGCGTACTGCTCCCCTACCTTGAGCAACTGGAAGCCCATCGCCATTGGTGCCATCTCCCAATAGACCCGGTCATCGGCATGCTTTAACTTCAAGGTCAGCGTAGGCTTACCGTCCAGCGTCCGCATCCCAGCCTTCTCCCCGCGCTTCGTAAGGTTGAACGAGAAGATGGGCTTGTCCTTGGACTCACGGCGGATGTTGAGGACGGCGCGGACGTAGTTCACAAGATGGCTGGAACCCGTACCGCTGTACATCAAGTCAGAGAAGGTCTGACCGTCCGTCACTTCCTTGGCCTTGGGCTTGCCTTCGTGGTGGACAAGGATTGCCGCGCAACCCGTCTCCTTGAGCATCGGGTCGAGCAAAGCGCGGCACCAATGGTTCACCGCCTTACCCTCGTTGATGTCGTCGCCCACGAAAGCCGTGATTGGGTCGATGATGACCACATCTAACTTGTGCCGGACGATAACCTTGCGGACTAGGTCGATGAACTCCTTGCCCATCTTGGATGACTCGATAAAGAACTTGAGGTTCGACACGCACAGTTCCTTCTCTGCGGCAGTTAGCCGCATGGACGAAAAGATGCCTTGGAAGGACTCCGCCATGTCGCCGATGTCCCCTTCCGACTGAAACAAGCCCATGCGTAGGGGGCGGCGCGGCGGGATGCCAAACAGTTCCCGACCGCAACCCCATGACATCATCATTTGCTCCGTGAAGGACGACTTGCCGATGCCGGACTGCGCCGTGATAAGCAAGGTGCCAGACTTCTGAAGCCAGCGGCCATGCCCCACCAAAGTGTTTAGATCGTTAGATAGGTCAAAGTTCTCCAGCGTGGCAAAGTCCACTTCGTCGGGGAAGTCCTGTCCATCGCGCCAAGCGATGAAGGCATCCCAATCCTCCGCGCCCACATTAAACGCCACAATCTTCTGCTCCTTCTCTCCACGCAGGACACCCCCTAGGCGGCTCCAGCGCGAAGGGTTCTTGTTCTGTGGGTCTGGCTCATGGTCAGTAAGGTACTCGTAGATGGCGTTGCGGCGCTCCTCCCATTGGGCTTTGTCAACGGCGTCTACCTTGACCCAAGCGTGAACGGACTTGCCGCCAGACTCAACTAGCAGGCTGATGGGGAGGTTCGACTGCTGGAAAATGGCAACCTGCTCATCTCGATTCTTACGGTCAAACTCGACAAGTACATGCCGATATGTCGATACCGCCACATCAGTCCCGGTGAGATCACCCTTGGTGAAGGGGTTGATACGAATCCAAGCGCCCTGCTCCGTCGCTTTAAAGTATTCTTTGCGCGGGGCGTCTGGCCCAAAGAACTTGGTCAACCACTCCGCGCGCGTAAGGAAGATGCCCTTGGACGCTGGGAACCACTTACCGTCCTCGGTCTGCCCAGCCTCATTGGTGATACAGACCACGTCGTCGTCCTTGAAACAGTTAAGCAGGACATCGGCGGTCGAGTAAGGGGTCTGCGCGTCCACGGACTCGGCAACGACCTTGGGGTCAAAGATGAAGCGCCCATTGGCACCAACCTTACGCTCACGACCCTTGGCCAACCATCCCTTGGGACGCTCATGCGTCTTAACGTAGGCGTCGTTCAACTTGTGGCGAAGGTCTTTCTCCGACCAAGGCGGCGAACAATGGGAAATGTTCCACTCATTGAGAAGCGACCATGCGTCATCGTAGCCAAGGTCAAAGCCGTTGGCAAGGATGCTGGCGGCGCGGTAGGTAGCCGGATGTCCACCTTGGCCGCTAATAGCAGAAGGCAACTTGTTAAGATAGGCGCGCGCGCCGGAGATGCGATCAGTAATGGTCATTGGCTCTTGAACTTCTTGAGTACCTTACGAAAGGTGAAAGTCGATTTCCATTTATACTTCATAGCATACGACACCTTGAACTCTGGCTTGTCCGGGTTAAGCGAACCAAAGATGTTGTA